ACTCAGACCCAAAATCAACAAAAGAAAAATTAGCCCAAACATTAGATACAACCCCAGGAGAAATGAGAACAGGGCTACAACATTTAGTTGCAAAAATTAATGAAGTATTACCTAGAAGTAAAAGTGGTAAATGGGAAGTGTCTGCTACAAGAGGTGGTGATGACGCTAACATTGTACAAAGAAATTTAGGTAAATTTGGGGGTGGTCAAACTCAGTCAATGTCAATTCTAAGGGAAATGACAGAGAAAATTTTACAACCACTTAAATCAGCAGGGGCATTACACCCTACACAAATACGTGCATATTTATATAAAGCAGGATTAGACGCAAAACAAGAGCAACTATTAAAGGATACAGTTAATACACTATTAAACGAATATAAAACTAGGTATGACACACTTGTTAATGAACTTAGAACTAACCCTAATTTAACTATTAAAGAAATTCAAGAAATGTCTAAACTCTCTGATGAGTTAGACGAATTGATGATGCCTTTAAATGATATTTCTACAGGTATTGCTAGTCAAGCAGGTAGAACTCTACAGTCAAACGCTGCTGCAAAAGCTGCAGGTAGTAAAGTTATAGGTAATCAGGGGCTAGGAGATAAGACAGGTGGTCTAACTATACAACAAGTTATGAGGGAAACTGGATTTGATGTTGGAGCAGCTACAAAAGAATTTTGGAAACTCAATGAAGCTATAGAAAAAGCTATCGAAAGAGATGCCAACATTATTAAACTAAGAAAAGCATATGATGATTTAAAATCAAATGGCGAATTTAATGAAGCAGCTAAAGCACGTAGATTGCATGACGCTGAAGTAGCCCGTAAAAAGGGAGAACTTTCTGATAGTTTCTTTGGTAAAGTTGGTGGTAGTATAAATTATGCTATAAGAATACTAAATGAAATTGCCATTAGTAATGTGTTTTCTCCTACTACATTAATGATTAACACAATCCCTTCTGCAGCTAAAATGTTTTATAGACCTATTCTTAATAACATTGGTGCTGATGGTTTGTCATGGAAAGCATGGAAAGTTGGTATGGGAGAAATGTCTGCTGTTAAACAACTTTTGTTTTCAGGTAGAAAAGCAGCTTTTCAAGCCTTTAAATATGAAAGGTCTATGCTAACTGGTGATTCAGCTAGGTTCTTAGAAACTCAAACTATGATACCAAAGAAATATGGTGGTGGAATTATTAGAATATTTCCTAGATTACTATTAGCTACAGACGCAATGTTTGAGCAAGTTTTCTACAGAAGCTACATTGTAGGGGATGCTACAGCAACAGCTATAGAACTTGGTGTTAAAAATGGTCTAAGTAAAAAACAAATTAACATTGAGATTGATAAAGCAGTTAAAAAAGCTATTAAGGATGGTTACGAACCAATCCCTAATGCTGTCGATATTATTACAGACAACGCAAGGGATACAAACTTTATTGGTAGAAGATTTAGAAATGTAGATGAATACGTTGAGTCTGAACTTAAAAAGTTTGGGGATGGCAAAGGAAAAATTGTTGACCCCAACGCAACTGAAAATTTAACAGCAACTAATAAAAAGGGTAGAGATTATACTCAAGACGCTTTATTCAAAAAAGATTTTGATAAATACAACAGCACAACAGGAGCAATACTTGCAGGATATGAAAACCTAGTTAATAAAGCACCTGTGTTACGTTTAATGGGACAGTTATTCTTTAGAACTCCTGTAAGGGTTTTTGAAGAAGGTCTAAGACTAACCCCAGGATTACAGTTACTTCATCCTAATATGAGAAAGAACTTGCTTCCTGAAACAGCTACTTCAAGGGCAGCACACGCTAGAGCAATGGGAGAAGTAATGCTTTCCCAATCGTTACTAGGGTCTGCTTTCGGTTTGTATATGTCAGGTAACATAACTGGTGCTACTGGTAGAGATTATAAACAATCAAGAGCAGGAGAAGATGCAGGTTTCTTACCACCTTATAGTATAAGAAATCCTATAACTGGTGAGATATTTAATTATAGAACCTTTGACCCTTTCTCTACTCCATTAAAAATTATTGTAAGTATAGCCGAAGAACAATCAATGCTAGATTATCGTAAAGCACAAGGAGAATATGTAGGTAAAGAAGAACAAATATTAAAAGAACGACTTCATATAAGTTACATGGTTATGTATCGAATTATACATGACACAAATTTATTTGCAGGTGTATCGGATATATTAACTCTTGGTGAAGATTTAATGAATGATGATGCAGGTTCTGAATGGTTAAAGTTTTGGGGAAACAAAGCAAAGAACGCTGTCCCAAATACTTACTTTAAATCAATGATGCAACAACACCCTCTACTAGCTTCTCCTGAAGATTTTGGACAAGTTATGAGGTACAGACTTAATCCTACTAATAAACAAGATGGTAGTGAATGGTATGAATTAGATAATGCAAAAATTGATGCAGCCCTTGAATTTCTTGGTTTGGAAAAATGGGGAGCAGTACAACATCAACATTCAGCTTTAGGAGATGTTAGAGAAAACCCTAATCCTGGGGGTCTGTTAAATCTTTTTGATTTGTTAGAACCTGAAGAATTAAAAGATAGGTTTCCTGTAAAAGTTTATAGGGGTAATGATGAAAATGGTAAACCAGTATTCTCTGAAGATTATGACCAAACTGTAAAAAAAGATGTTGTAGCGAAATTTTTATGGAAACTTGGTAAAGCTAATGATGTGAATTTTATTGCACCAGTTAAATACGATAAGTTATTTCCTGATGTACCTAATACTAAATTAAAATATACGACTGAAAATAGTAGGTTTCCTAGAGAAACTTTATATAACAGGATGCAAAGGTATATGAAGATGGCACAAGGTGTTCCTTTGGGTGGGGATGGAGCAACATTAATAGATATGTTGCATGAAATTGCTACTGACCCTGAATACACAATAGGTAGACCTTCAGCAAAAGGAAAATTTGCAGGTACAGCATTACAGGCAACTCGTAAAGTATTATCAAGCTATAGAGATTTAGCTTGGGCACAAATATTTGAAGAAGAAAAATGGGCAGAATCAGCATTGATGGATAAGAAAACAAAAGATGCTAACGCTACTCTAGGACAAAATGACCCACAAGGTAACACAAGAGGAAATGCTTTTAACTTACCTATGGGGATACAGTAACACCATTAAAAGGATTAAAATATGGCATACGCACTAACTAAATACACAGGAAACGGGAATACTGTGACCTACACTATTGGGTTTGACTATCGTCAAGCTGCTGATGTTAAGGTAAAAATTAATGGTGTTGACAAAGTAGCAGATACAACATCTCAAACAAATGATTATTCGTTTCCCTCGTCTAATCAAATAACTTTTACAACAGCACCTGCTGACCAATCAGCTATTACTATTAGGCGTTCTACAAGTCAAGACGCAAGACTTGTTGATTATGTTGCAGGGGCAGTTTTAAAAGAAGCTGACTTAGACGCTGACTCTACTCAAGCGTTCTTTATGGCACAGGAATCTATTGATTACGCTCAAGACTCTATTGCTGCTTCAGATGTAACGGGAGCATTTGATGCAGGAAACAAAAAGGTTGGAAATGTTGCAGACCCAACACTAGCACAAGATGCTGTAACAAAGAATTATCTCGAAAATACTTGGTTAAGTTCAGCAGATAAAACGAGTATTAATACGTTAGCTGCAAATAATAGTGCAATAACTACTCTTAATACTAATATGAGTGCTATTACTTCAGTAAATTCAAATGAAACAAATATTAATACACTTGTATCTAATATAGGTTCAGTTAGTGATTTTGCTAATAGGTATCGTATTGCAACAACAGACCCATCAGCGTCATTAGACGAAGGTGATTTAGTATATAACAGCACAGACAACCAACTTAAATTTTATAATGGAACAAGTTGGAACGCTGTAGCGACAGGTGCTGACGTTAAGGCAGGGGTGTCTGCGAATGATACATCCCCAGGATTTCTTAATGGCAAACTTGTTGCAGGTTCAAACATTACGTTTGTAGAAAACAATGATGGTGGAAATGAGACACTAACTATAAATGGTACTGCTGCTCTATTTAGTGCAGAAAGGTTGGCAACAACTTCAGAAGCACAGGCAGGAACAGATAACACTACAGGTATGACACCTTTACGTGTTAAAGAAGCTATAACTCATAATGCAGGTACAGTAAATAATGCTGCATTTTATGGTTTTAAACAGACTAATGGGGTACTGCAGGTTGATGGAACAACAGGTGGTGGTTCAGAAGCATACACACTTTCTGACTATAAAGATTCAGAATTTGCATCTTTGGGATTGACGTTTGCTATTAATAGTAATGGTCATCTATTAGTAACAACACCCTAGTCGGTAAAAACAATTTAATTTAAAAAGGAAATAAAAATGGCAACGATTGATGTCGGTAAAATAAAATTTGTGTGGAAAGGTGCTTACGCTGCAGGTACTGCCTACACAGTTGATGACGTAGTGTCTTACTTAGGAAGTTCTTGGGTAAACATACAAGCAGGTACAGGACAAACACCTGCAAATGGCAGTTCATATTGGGAACTAATGGCAGAGGGACAAGCAACTCTGACTACTAATGGTGACTTACTAACTGTTACTGGTGGTAGTCAAGCACGATTACCTATTGGTAGTACAGGGCAGGTTCTGAAAGCAACCTCATCTACAGCAGTAGGATGGGAAGCATCTTCAGGAGATGCCACTCATAAACCACTAGGTAGTAATATACCTCGTTATGCTCATACAACTGAAACTACAACGTATGGTACAGGGGGTAAATATCCTTGGTTAGCAGATTATGCTAATAACTATATACCTTATGATGGTTTACCTAATGGTTCTTTATCGCCTGTTAAGCGTGATAGAAACGAAGGTTACGTTTCAGGTGGATTTTTCATGATGTATCTAAACGAAAACCATGAAATATGTCACAGGGGTTATTCTTACAATGGTATAGGTAGTGTAGTTAATACTCATACTGGGAATATGGAAACCACTATGCCACTATCAATGGAATTTGGTGGTATGCAATCAGGTGAATACTTTGTTCGTATATGGTACTCCCAATATTCAGCATGGGCACTAACTAATAAAGGTGACTTGTGGTGCTTTGGTGAGAATGATGATGGTGAACTAGGACTTGGTGATACAACTGCTAGATACCAATGGGTAAGAAACCCATATCTAGGTGTTAATGCCACCAACAATAGTGTTACTTGTCGTGTAACAGGATTTACATTCAGTTACAAAATGGGTTACGAAGGACAAGGAACTAACACTTGTCACGTAATTCTTGAAGATGGGCGAGTAATGTCATGGGGACACAATGGTACAGGACAAATAGGGGATGGCACAACAGCTAATAAAAGTGTACCTACTATAATTTCTGCATTATCAGGTGTAGATATATGTCAAATCTCTGCAGGTTATCGCACAACTTTATACTTAGACACAACAGGTCAGGTGTGGGGTACAGGTGCAAACGATAATGGAGTTATGCAAGGTGCTAATAGAACAGCCCCATTCCAAATGGGAGTTACTGGTGTTGTTCAAATTCTTAACTATTCGGGTTACGGGTATTCAGCAGACTATGGTTCAAATATGTTTGCATTACAAGCTGATGGTGACTTATATGGTATTGGATATAATAACTATGGTGCATTAGGTATTGGTTCAACGAGTGCTGTATCAGCATGGACACAAGCAGGTGGTTCTCTGAACTTTGCTGCAGTTATATGTGCAGGAGAACCTGAATATACAACTATGTTAGCGTTTCAAGGAACTCCTGGAGATTTGTATGACACAACAAACGGGCTACCAATCTATATGTGTGGTTGGGGAGGTGATGGACAAATAATGCAAGGTAACACTACTTCTTCAAACTCATCTCTTGTACAACCACAGACAGACGTATATGGTTCAAATCGTTCTGTAGTTATGAGTTCATCTGCTGATGGAACACTTTCTTCTAACGAAATGTCATTTCCAAGAAATAATATTGTAGCTGCATGGGGTGTTCGTGAAGGTTCTTATTCAACATCTACATGGTTTTTCTTGGACAACCAAGGAAGACTATGGACAAGTGGATATCATGAAGTAGATTATAACTACCAAGCAAATACTTCAGCAGTTAGTTATACCAATGCACAACCTGACCATAATAATTGGATGCACACTTTGTCTTCAGGGACAACGTATGCAGGTAAGGTAGCTGAAACTATTGAAGATTTATATTGTCAAGGACACTTCTATAGTGCTTATTGGAATCACTTCATTAGAACATCTACCAATGAATATTGGACAAGGGGTAATAACATCCACTACTTGTATGGTGGTAATACTACGCAAACCAAATATAAATGGTCACGTTGGAATCTTAACTAGAAGGAAAAAAAATGAAACTATATAAATACATTAAAGAACCTAAAGCTATTGTGCATCCTAAAGAATGGGATTCCACAGCAACAGGTAAAATTAAATGGTTAGGTGATGGATACGTGGCTATGGATGATGGTTGGAAAGACCTAATGGTAAGCCTAAACAAAGACACGTTTACATTGTGTGATGCTGATGATGTTATCGCTGCTAAAGCACTTAATAAATCCATGTGGGATAATAAGAAAAAGATGCGTATTCGTGAAAAATATTCGCAAGATGACGAATTTAAAGCCTTACGAACTGGTGATAAAACAGTACAAGATGGTATTGCTAAAATTATCAGCGATACTAATACAGAGAGGGATGCGTTTTACGCAATCTCTTAGTAAATGAAGATGGCACAATCACTTGAACCTGAACTAAAAGTTCAGATGGAACTTGAAGCACATGAAAAAGAGTGTGCTGTTAGGTATCAAATGGTGAATGATAAGTTGTCTGCTTTAGATAAAAGATTATGGAGATTGGAAGCTATGATTATGGTTTCCACTCTTTCTTTTATTGTATTAGCTGCAACCCTACTCACTAAAATTTAATCTTAAATTGAAAGTAGTTTTACATGATAGACCCAATTACAGCTTTTTCTGCAATTTGTGCAGGGCATAAAGCAATTATGAAAGGTGTTCAAATTGGGCGAGATTTGTCCAGTATGGGTGCTGCAGTAAAAAAATATGCACAGGGGGAAGCTGAACTACAAGTTGGAGAAGCAAGAAAAAAGAAAAGTAGATTTTCTTTAGCAGAAGATTCAGCTATAGAAAAACATTTTAAAAAAGAAGCCCTAGAAGATATGCGTAATGAGTTGCGTAGTATTTTTCAATTATATGGAAAACCTGGACAATGGGAAAGATTACAAGCTGAAATAGCAGCAGAACGTGCCGAGCAAAAAAAGATGTTAGCTGAAAAGGTACGAATTTATGACAGAAATATGACTATTGGAGTAGTAGTAGGAATATTAGCTGTAGCAACTGTTGTTCTTTATTATTGGATTGAATTTTTGAAAGGAACTTTATAATGTTTAAAGCTATTGTATTAGCGTGTTCTATTTCAAACCCTAATATTTGTATCGAATTTGAAGACACTAGAGAACAATTAATAACAAAAGAACAATGTGTGCAACGAACTTTTGAAATGCGTAATGATATTTCAGAGATGATGACAGATATGAAAGCTGTTGCCTATAGATGCACACAACTAAAAGAAGGTAGGTTTACATGATACCAATTATATCAGGTCTTTTAGGTTTGGCAGGTAACGTGGTAGAAGGTTATGTGGAAACCAAAAAAGCTAAAGCAAAACAAAAATTAGTAAAGATTGAAGCTGAAACATCTTTAATAGAAAAGAAAATTGCAGGTGAAGTTGAATGGGACGTACAGGCTCAAAAAAATTCAGGGGACTCATGGAAAGACGAATATCTCACAATTTTGTTTAGTATTCCACTTTTGCTTTGTTTCTTGCCTTGGACAGTTGAATATGTAGAAAGAGGATTTGAAGCACTTTCTCAGACTCCTGAATGGTACAAGTACACGTTAGGTGTAATTGTTAGTGCGTCATTCGGAATTAAAGGTGCAACTAAAATGTTTGGAAAAAAGTAAATGGGAGAAGTAGTGGATTTAATAATAGTAGGGTTGTTTTTACAGACCCTAACAATGATTGCTGTGTTTGTTAATACAGGAATAAATATTGTGTATAGAATGAAGGAGAGTAAAAAGTGTCAATGCAAAAAATGATGGGTGAGTTACATAAAGAACTTGCTAATAAACTTTTAGAAGTAGTGCGTGACCCTGAAGCTAAAGCAGGGGATTTAAACGTAGCACGACAATTTTTAAAAGATAATGAGATAACAGCATTACCTGCTGATAGTAATGTAATGAGAGAGATACTTGAAGGTTTGCCCTTTGACGAAAATGTAGACCAAATTCAATAACTATGGAACGTATTGTTAATTTATTTGTTAATTATTTTAACATACAGTTTGATAGAGAACCAATAAAATATTTATCAGGAAAAGGAAAACCTATGGCATATAAGAAACGAAAAACATATAAATCTCCAGTAAAAAAATCTAAACCAAAGGATAAATAATGTCTCTTTATGAAAATATTAACAAACGAAAAAAAGCAGGTACAAGCAGACCTAAATCAAAATCTACAGTCTCAGCTAAATCATATGCTAATATGAAAGCAGGTTTTCCTAAAAAGAAACCTAAGAAAAAATCGTGACGATAGACAATAGATTATTAGACTTCAAAAACTTTTTGTATATGTCGTGGAAGCATTTAAATCTTCCCGACCCAACGCCAGTACAATATGATATTGCAAATTATCTCCAAGATAAAACAGAAAGACGGGAAGTTATTGAAGCGTTTCGTGGTGTAGGTAAATCTTGGATTACGTCTGCCTATGTATGTCATCAGTTATTGTTAAATCCACAGATGAACATATTGGTTGTATCTGCGTCTAAGACACGTGCTGATGACTTTAGTACGTTTACCCTACGTCTAATCCACGAGATGCCACTCCTTGCTCATCTACGCCCCAAGGATGGGCAACGTATGAGTAAGATTAGCTTTGATGTAGCACCTGCACAAGCATCCCACGCACCTTCAGTTAAATCTTTAGGAATAACAGGACAGCTTACGGGGTCACGTGCAGATTTAATCATTGCAGATGACGTAGAATCAGCTAATAACTCACAGACACAAATGATGAGAGACAAATTAGCAGAAACAATTAAAGAATTTGAAGCTATTATTAAACCAAATGGACGTATTGTCTTCCTTGGTACGCCACAAACAGAGATGTCTATATACAATCTTTTAGATGAACGTGGTTATAAGACAAGAATATGGACTGCAAGATACCCTGATGAACGCTTAAAGGTAGCTATGCTAGGCAAATTAGCCCCTGTGATAGCCGATAAAGAGGGCGTAGAGGGTAAACCTACAGACCCCGATAGATTTGATGACACAGACCTCTTTGAGAGAGAAGCGTCATATGGTAAATCAGGGTTCGCCTTGCAGTTTATGCTAGATGTGTCTATGTCAGACGCTAATAAATACCCACTTAAATTAAATGACATGATGGTTATGAGTGGGGCGAGTAGTTGGAGTGAAGCACCTGTCAAAGTTCAATGGGCATCAGGTAGAGAACAGCTAGATGCTTGTAAACAAATACCTAACATTGGACTTAAAGGAGACTATTGGTGTGCACCTATGACAATATCCCAAGAGATGTCTGCTTGGGACGGGTCAGTAATGAGTATCGACCCTGCAGGACGAGGGAAAGACGAAACAGCTTACGCAGTTGTAAAGATGATGAAGGGTCAGCTTTATCTGACAGCGAGTGGTGGGACGAAGAATGGTTATCAAGAGCCTTCTCTGCAAGTCTTGACAGCAATCGCAAAAGAACAGAACGTAAACAAGATAATTGTAGAAAGCAACTTTGGAGATGGGATGTTTACTCAATTATTAAAACCTGTTTTAGCAAAAGTTCACCCTGTTAATATAGAAGAAGTACGACATAACACACAAAAAGAGAAAAGAATAATAGATACATTAGAACCTATGCTCAATTCTCACAGACTTGTAGTTGACGAAAAGGTAATTATAGATGACTACAATGCCGACACAGACCTAAAATACAAATTGTTTTACCAACTAACACGATTGACCAGAGATAGGGGTGCATTAATACATGACGATAGACTAGATGCGTTGTCTATAGCTGTTGCCTATTGGATAGACACAATGGATAGGGACATAGAAGCTGCTGTAAATGACCATAAATCAGATATGCTAGACGAAGAACTAGAGAGATTTATGGAAGCTGCAGTAGGTAGACAACCTAAGAAAGACAACTGGACTAATGTCTATAATTAATACCCCCTCATTAAGTAAGAAACCCCTATAGGTATACTTATAGTAAAACTATATTAATAGTAGTAAGTGTAATACTAATAACTACTACTCTATAGTAGACACTATCAGTTACCTATAGGTGTACTTAAAATAATTTGGTAAAAAAATCTGAGTAGGTATAAACGTATAGCATATGCCGTTTTACCCCATAGCCCCCTTGCTCAAACACCACAAAAAAAGGCAAGGCAACGCCCAAAATGTTTTAATAAATGTTCTAAATTCTGCAGAATCTAAATTAAATAAAGGGTTTTCATGAGATTAAATAGCCCATTTCAAAATGAATGCTGCTTAAATTCAATTAGTTTTCTATTTGTTTCTGTCTTTGTTTCTTTTTGTCTATTTTTTTATATTTAAAGTTTGACGCATCAAAACAATTAGTTTACCAATATTAATAATGAAACAAACTTGAAAGGTTTAACCCATGTTATCAATATTAATATTTACATTTAAAACGCTTGTTATCTTCAGCTATCTAATAGCAGGTTTATTTATAATTGATTTAGCAAGTACAACAACAATTGCTGATATGACATTTAACGATTATCTTATTTGTTCTATTGGTACGTTGTTTATTATGTTTTCTATGTTAGCTTTATTATTCATTAGTAAGGTAAATCACAATGGTTAAAAATATCATTACTTTAATAGCTGAATTTATAGCGTTGTTATTTGTTTGTTATATCTTTTATTGGTTATTGGTTTTTAGTCCAATAATAGAACAAATAATAATTGAATCTAAATAAAACCTAAAACCCCAAAAATAACCCCGTTATTAACTTAATGGGGTTTTTTGTTGTCTAACCCATAAAATTAACGCCCATAGAAGCCCATAGAGTGGGGTTAAGCGTTGCTAGTGGTATGTTACTACCCCCAAAAATCAACGCCCCTTAAAACGCTTTAAAACTTTTTTATTATTTTTAAATTATTTGTTTGACTTTTAAAAATAGCCCATGCTATAACAATTATGTTGTTGAAAGGGTTAAATTGAAAACCCCAAATTAAAACAAAAGCTGTTTGAAATTGTAAATAAAAATAAAACAATAGGTTTAAGAGATTAAATCTAAATGGGTTTAATCTTATCTAACGCTTATGTTAGATACTACTATGTTTTTATAAAGCATAGATGAAAGCGAAAACCAAAATGTTAAACACTCTTATAGTTAAATTTGAATATAATAAACTAGCAATTCAAAACCTTACTAAATCACTATTGAATCAGTCCAAACCCCATAGACAAAGAACAAACAAGACTTGTTCACGTTTAAATGGTTTTGACGAATTAATGAAAAACAATATAGTTTTAGTAGGTAATGAAAACAGTAAGTTTTTTATCACTCAAACATCAGGGGGTAAATCTAAAGAAGGATTTATTCGCATTAATAACGGGAATAAAACGATTTATAAATATAACTATCAACGTAAAGGTAGTTTAAGAAAATCTTTTTATACCCCGTTTAAATCCAAACTAGGTATTAATCTAATTCAAAAGTTTGGGGCGTTACATGGGTAAGCAAAAAGTTAATCATGTTGAAGATAACTTGAATTATATAATTGATATTGAATTATATATTGATAAGTTAATAAAACGCAAAAACCCAAACTATCTAATATTAGCTAAGACTAAAGATAAGTTTGGAAATTTTGGTGAAGATATAGCTACTTTATATCTAACTACAAAATAAACTATAGAGTTAAACCATAATTAATTTATGGTTTAATCTCTTAAACCTATTGTTAAACGCTTTAACCCTTAACTATAGGATATATCATATGCTAAACCCCCTTATTTCTCAATTAAACGGCAAGTTAACCAAATTTAAAGCTATAGGTACTAACACAACAACAAATAAGTTTTGTTTTGATAGGTATCAAATAGCTAAAGAGAAAAACAAAAAAGCTGGTAAAGTAGTTGATATTTGTGGTGTTTGTTATTCTCATAAGTCTTTA